AGTCAATGTGGTCGTCCAACAGTTGACCCAGCGCACTCAATTCTTTCTCGTCCATTTCGTCAAAGATTTTGTCGTAAACTTCTTCAGCACCCATACCGTAGTATTTTGGATCATGGAAGATTTTGATACCTTCAATGTTGTGTTCACCAATACGGTCACGTACCAATTGTCCGTTTACACAATAGTCAGCGGCAATGTTGAAAATCTTAGCATCGCGGCCTTCACGACGTCCCATGTGATCAAATACATTGTGTAAAATTTCGTGAGCAATAACAAACTCTACCTGTTTAACACTGAGTGGTTCAAAAAATGTACGATTGAAATAAATGGTTCTGCCGTCTGTTGCGGCTGTGCCCATCCATTCGCTACCTTCTTCAATTTTAAGACGTGTAGCCATGTTGCCAAAGAACGGATGGCGAAGTAGTAGACCCACACGGGCTACGATAATTTTATCAATAATTGGATCGGTATGTGTCATGTTTGCTCCTTAACTGTTACTATGTATATAGTATAACACCTCCCGAAGGAGGTGTCAAATGGTGCTAAACCAAATTATTTACGATCATCTTTCTCAGTTGCAGCCGCAATATACTTGCCGTATTTGGCATGGAAATCATCAAAGCACTTGATTTCGTCCGGATCCAAAGGCAGTTTGTAAGTGCTCAATGCCAACTTAGTACCCATAATAACCAACTCTGTTTCAAAGTTATTCATCATAAACTCAAAGAAACAGTTAACTTGGTCGTTCCAGCCTTTGGCTTTCTTTTCGCAAGCATCTTTCAATTCGTAGCACAAAGACACAGTCAAAGAATACATTGCTGAAATTTCTTTTGTGTCCATCTTTTTAACTTTGCCACTCAAAATATCACTAGGGTTAGGCATCTTGCTTGCATGTTTACGGTGTGCCATAAACTTAATAGCCAAACCTTCTCCAACGGAACCACTAACCAAATCAGTTAAGGTATCTGTATCGCAGTCGTCGTCTGTGAGCAATTCGCTAACAAAAGACCAGCTACGGGGAGTAGCAAACGCACGTGAGCTAGACTTAGGATCGAAATCGTACAAGTCCTTTTTAGAGAAGCTCAGGAAACCAACAACATCTTGGTGGATCTTGTTTTCAACTGCCCATTCAAAGTAGTCTTCCCATTCAACTGTCATTTCCAAGTGAACAAAACGATTTGCCAACGGAGCAGGCATACGGAATGTGACACCTTTGTCAGTTTCACGATTACCAGCCGCAACCAACATAACATTGTCAGGCAGGTGATAAGTGCCCACACGGCGATTCAAAATCAGCTGATAAGCAGCCGCTTGTACACTGGGAGCTGCACTGTTCATTTCGTCCAAGAACAAAATAATGTTCTTGTGTTGGCTAGCCAATTCCATGCTGGGAAGTTCGCTAGGAGGAGCCCAACGCATGGTATTGTCGTTGGAATCAAAATATGGAATACCTTTAATGTCAGTGGGTTCCCACAACGACAGTCGAACGTCAATCACATGAGCATCGAGTTCAGTACCAAGTTGTTTGATAATGTCTGACTTGCCAATTCCGGGAGGACCCCAAAGGAAAATTGGACGTTTGTTTTTAAAAGCCTTACGCAAAGACTTCTTAGCACCATTTGGGCCTACGGTGCGGCTACTGATTTCTGCCATTTTCGTTCCTATCTTAGTTAAAAAACACGTTGTTGAATTGCGCTGTCTATGTATGTATTATAAGGCAAATCCAGTAGTCAGTCAACTGTTTTTTAAACTTTTTAGGAAATTTTTACTCGTCTTTGTCCAATTTTGCCAGCTCTTTTTCGCGCTCATTCATGGCCTTTACCAAACCAAATTTGCGAATATCGTCGGAAAATAGGTACAATTCAAAGCTCTTGCGCTCTGAAAAAACTGTAATGCTTTGAGTAGTTAAGTAGTAAGGACAATCAATATACCTTTCCAAAAACACAATGGTTTGCGGACTGAGTTCGATTGGTTCGGTAAATGGAATCTCGTAATCTTTAAGTTCCAATTCTTTTACCAAAAACTCGTAACCTTCATCGCTTAATCGAAATGCTGTTTGTTTGTTTACTCTTGTGCTTTGCCACCATTTGCGACTAAACAATTTCATATTGACATCGTCTGTACTCTTACCCCATTGCTGTAAGAATATCTTGGTTAGCGTATCTCGTGTGATCATTTTAGAATGGTACCTTGCGTCAACTTGACCACTTGGAAGTCTGTAGTTCCAAATGTCAAGTTAAGTTTCTTGGCAAGGTTAATGGCGTGACCCGGATTTGAAAAACTTGTTTTCTTGTATTTGGGTCCAGGATAGCTGGTGAGGCTGTTGAACGACTTCAAGTTAAAAGGTTCGTTCTTGTAGAATACTGCCCAAATGGCCTCAGCTTCCAAAATCTGTTCAGATTTGTAAGTGCGTTTATTAGTATTCTCTAACAGTACTTTGGGCTTGGGTCTTGACATATATGCGTATCCTAAATATATACGCATATATTTATCTTTATTTGTCGCTAAAAGCACCACCGTCCATATTTACACTAACAACTTCTGTATTGGTACTGTTTTTAAGAGCGTTATACATAGTTTCGTAGTCTTGATTCAAACGATCCAGTATTTCAACCAATGCCATATTCAGCAATCTGGCTTGCTGAATTGGCATCTTTAACTCTTTGCTTTGCGATAACTCGCCAGCACGTAGCAACTGAGCAAACTGTGAAATAGGACTAAGGTTAATTTGATTTTGCATTGGCCAGTACCTGTTTCATTTCAAACTCTGTTTTAAAAGGACCCTTGTACTCGTTGCGTTCCAATGTGATAACTTTGGGACAAAAGCTCTTGACCCAACCTTTGTTAAATTTAATAACATAGTAACCGGCACAATAAAGGCTTTTACTGGCATTGCTCTTGGTAAACAGTGGTAATTTGTTTCTAACGTCATACATGCTGTTGTATGGTTTTACACTGGTTGGAAAACCGTGACAATCGTTGGGTGTTGACTGAGTAACTTTGACTTTGGGATTGGAGATAAAAAATTGTTCTCCAAATTCTCTAGTCAAGTCTTGTTTTTTGTTAAACATAACTTCGCCTGATGTACTACTAAGCACGAACTTGTTATTTTCTTTTTTATGTAGAGTGGCAATTTTGTTGCCGTCTTTTTCCACAATCCAAAATTTACCATCCACTATAGGCTTGGCATGTATTTCTGTCATAATTATCTCCTTGATATTATTCCGCCCCGAAGGCGCTGGAATAATGTATGTATTTATTCCCATTATACCGCATCTTTTGTGGGATATCTTGCTTGCAACGGTTCAGCATATGATTGTATGTTGTCTGCAATCTTTTTCATGTCCCATGTGTTACAGAATTTAAGCATACGTATGCCCACTTGGGTAACATCTTTTGGCACAGCGTTTGCTTGAATGGTTTCTTTAATTTTTTCTTTAATTTCAGGAGGCTGTGCAGTTAAATCGCACAACTGTACATTTCGTTGATAATCTTCAAGCACACGGTGTTCGACACCGTTGTGGTCAACCCACCTCTGCAGCATGAGATTGTTCCACGCAAATCCTTTGCTTTTACGATCTTCAAACGCTTCAGTGAGCCCAACTTTGTTTTTACTACCTTTAGTACGCACACCTGGATATGCCGAGAACACATTGTCACTAGTATCGCCACGCATACATTTTTCGAACAGCATCCATTCTGGATCTTGTGCCGGCTTAGGTTCGCCTGTCTTTTTGTCTTTAACTGGCTTGCCTTTGGCATCAAAGATGCCTTCATGAGTGATATGTAAATCACCTACACCGTTGTATTGACTAACAGTGGGGCTTACCAATTGTGCAAAGTCTCCGTCTGTGCTGATAATAACATGTTTTGAATCAGGATGACTTTGTATCCAGCCTGCAATCAAATCGTCTGCTTCTAGATTAGGATGTTGCATCACAGTGCAATTAGTTTTTTCTGTAATAAAATTCTTAAACTCGTCAAATGCTTCCCAGAACATCTTGTCTTCGTCTTGTTCTCGTTGTGTCATTGCCGCACGAGTTTCTGCGCGATTGGCCTTGTAAGGCTTGTAATGATCTTTACGCCAGCTTCGACCTTCGAGACAGAACACCACATGGCTACCACCAAAGTCTTGCCATGCTTTTTTAATGCTATTGAAAGTAATGTGAAAAGCCATGCCCAGTTTAATATCAGCACTGCCTTGCACCACGTGTCTAGCACGAAAAAACGTGTTAGCTGTATCAACTATAATATGTGTCATTCGACTGATGCTTTCCCGTTGCCAAGTTTGTTTACATTAATATAACCGCCATAGACACGACTTGTGTCTTGTCCAGCTTCAGCCAGCATATTGCCAGCCAAATCTCTGAACCAGCGATCCACTATCTCTTCTTCTGGATCGCCTTCAAAGCCGTATCCAGCTTGTTTCAATTGTACTATAAACTCCGGGTTCCAGTCAAGCTCAAAGAATCCATTTCTAATGTTGTCTTTGTTTACATGAGTGTCCAATACAGCAACATATGGTTCGCCTCGTGCAGTGGCTCTGGCCTTTGGATCCATTTTGGCTTTTTCTTCTTTTTCTTGAGCTATCACAGTTTCAGCAACTGCTTTGTCTCTAGCCTTTTGAAGTTCTTCTTTTTCAGCTTGTAAAGCATCAAGCCCTAGCCATTTTCTAAATAAATTTTTAATCATCAAGTTCCCCACTCATTTTTAAACAACGGCACTTGCAATCTATCACTGTAACGCCAGCCACGTTTCATTGCCGCCAATGCCACATTCTTATTGTTTAATGCATATACACTTTCTACACCGCCCACTGGCATCAAATATACTGGGCCTTCAAACCCTGCTGAACGATAAGCCGCAACAGCACACTCTGCATCGGCAATATCTTGCTCAGTTGCAACAACAAATTTTAAATAGGTATAACCAATTTGTTCGTAGTCGCAAACAATCTCGGGCTTAATAGCTTCTTCCCATACTTCACCGCTACAAGGTAACTTGGCACTGACACTAAATGTAAGACCTTGACACCATGTACGACCGTTTTTATAACCCCAGTCTTTTAGATATTCTTTAAACTCTGATGTAAGAGGTTGAGTACCATTTGTTTCAAATGTAATCTCTGCTAAATTTTGCATATTAGGATGACTTAGCAAGTCTGGATAAGCACGTTGCCAACCTAGCAA